GGGCCAGCAGCACCATAGCAACACACATGTCCATGTCAGCTTCCTAGATGTTTCTTGATGATGCGCTTGATGATCTTCTCAGGTGGCCAGCAGTACAGGCCTGATACCTGAGCAATCTCTTGACCACACGCCAGTCGTTGCTCCTGACTAGTGTGAGGGTAGTAGTAGCGCAGCTGTGCTGCCATTGCTTCCGGGTCGATCACCATAGTGCGTCTCCAATCGAGTCGATTTCGTCCATGAGGTTGTCTAGTTCACAGTAGTAGCAGTATGCGGCCAGGTAATCAGGCAGGTCCACACCGTCCCAGGTTACCCTACCTTCAGCAGTGTGGTCAATGTCAATCTTGAGGTTGACGAGGATGGCCTCGCTGAGGTCCTCTCCGTACACGTTGAGGACGTGATCGTGAAGCTCAGCAAGGTCAATACCGTGCTCGGCTACGTACTCGGGGTCTCGCTTGAATCCTAGCATTGGGTTGCCTCCATGTCGTCTAGCAGGTATACCAGCGGTGAGCGTTCAACTCCTGGTATAGCCCTCAGTCTTGTGATTGTTTCTTTCAGGTCTAGGTCGAGGGGTATTGCCCTGAACGCTTCTGACTCTAGCACAGTTTTGAAGTGAGTGTCTAGCACCCACTCAGCTCGCTTCATGAGTGCAGGCACGGGGTCGGTGAGCAGGTCTCCTGCCAGGCTGTCGTCGATGCCCTCGCCCATATGGTCGTAGATCTCCTCACCACAGGGCAGGTACCTGTCTGTGGCCCTCTGGCAGTACTGCACTGCCCAGTAGCGGGGGCATACCCACAGGTCCCACTCCCACATGAAGTCATCTATCAGCTCATCATAGCCCCACTCGGTCAGCTTGTCGAGGACCTTCAGGTGACCTGGTGTGGCTGATACTTTACGAAGCTCATCAATAGTATACATTGTTCACCGCTCCACTACGAGGAAGGTTGCTTCGACTGGAGTGTGCTGGCTGGCATCCCAGTAGATGTCTCCCAGCTCACTGGTGTAGAGATAGCCACACTCAAGGAGTGCTTCAATGCTAGCCCCGTAGAAGTTCTCGACTGTCTCTACCTTGATTGTTCCCTGTGTTTCGATCATGGATATACCTTAACACACTCTAAAGTGATTGCACAACTTCAGGCTGCCACTCTCCCGGAGTGTCTAGCCCGGTGACGACTAGGTCCTGTGACCCTGACTTAGTTTCTACTTGAATACTCAACGACTCTGCCTGTCGAGATATGTACAGACTATTGTCTGACCACGCATGCAGGGCCACTGACCCAGCCAGAGCTGCGCCTCCAGTGGAGGGCATGTCCTTGCTGGCCTTGCGCGTGTGGTGCACTATGAGCTGAGCGCACCCTGTGGCCTGAGCTACAGCCTTGATGGGCTGCAAGATCTGCCCGTACATGGCCTGGCTGTCATTGATGCTCTCTGTGGTGAGCATAGACAGTGTGTCGTAGCACACCAGGCCTATACCCATCGAGTCTATGGTCTCGCCTATCTCCTCGGCTAGCTCAGGTGACAGCCCCTGTGTGGGCCTACCTGCTATATAGAGGGGGATATCCCCGTCAGGGGGATGTAGCTCCAGCACGCCTGACTTGTAGGTGATGTAGCCTCGAGGGTCATGGTGTGGGAAGCGACACTGGAGGATAGTCTGTACGCGAGACCACACGCGCGATAGGCTGTCCTCCGCTTCGATGATGAGGCAGGGTGCCTGGTGTGATCTAGCATACCCTAGCACGGGCTGCCCCAGAGACAGGCTGATAGCCATATCGAGCATTATCCACGACTTGTAGTGCTTAGGCGGTGCAGCTATGAAGCCACAGCCACCCTCCTCTACCAGGCCGTCTATACGCCACCGCGGAGGGGGCATGTTGACTAGCTCAGATAGTTGCCTGATCTGGAGCAGAGGCTCTTTAGGTGAATCTTCAACTATCTCGATAGCCTCAATAGTTTTAGACCCTGCAAGGTCTAGTTTACTAGCTACCCTCTGAACCTCAGACTTCAGCTTGTCTACTGAACCCCATTTATTAAGAGGCGTGTGGCGAATCAGGCCGGGTATAAATTCCGGCTCCACCCCGCACTCCAGCATGCTAGCTATAGCCGCGTACAACTGGCTCGACCTGTCACCAAGGGCTTTACTAGCACGAAGCTGCCCAGCTATAGACGAAGAGCTACCGTCCAGGGTACGGTACACTGCTGAGGCCAGCTCACCAGGGGTCTGTGTGGGCCCGTATACGGGCCTGCCTACCGCGCAGCCCCTCTTATGCGAGGGAGTGCCAGGTACCCTGAGTAGCTGAGTAGCGTCCCAGCCCCCAGGGTCGCAGCCTAGTACGTGGCTGACGGCCCTAGACAGGCTGTCCTGGTCAGGCTGAGGTACAGTTTCAGTCAGTCGCCAGATAGCCTGAGTGTGGCCCGGGCTGCTAGACCACACAGCGAGTGGGTTAGTACCTTCCGTGTGGCCGTCATCTACGTCAGACCAGATTAGCGGGCCCGCTTTGAGGTATTCCGCCTTCCTTTCCGGCCGAGAGAAAAGACCGGGAGTGAAATATACATCCTGCCCAGCTTTAACGAGATCCCGCACGTAGTGCTTCGCTTCGTCAAGTTGGTCCACAACCCGAAAGGCTTTGCCCGGGTTGAAAGCCTGACCCGGCCACGTGATCCCACAGATGAAAAAATACCCATCACAACCCTCCCAGATTGTCTCGAAGAACCTCATCTTCAACCCTAGCTATCTCTTCCTTGTAGGTATCGGGGGTTACGCATGCCCAATACCCTCCGGCTGACATGATATCAGCCCCAACTCGAATTTGCCACTGGCTCAAAGATGAGCCTGTTTTAAGCTCCAGACCTACGAACCTGCCTCTGAAACAAGCTATGAGATCTGGGATGCCCTTCTTAGTGTACTGGCTGGCGTGGTATTTGACCACCCACCAACCACGTGACTCTACATACTTTTGCACTTGGCGTGAGAACGTACTCTCTAGCATGCCCAGGGCAGGGCTCCTGTCCCTGCCCCAGACTATGTCAGAGGATGTCGTCGAACTCGCCGAAGTCATCCTCAACGTCCTGCTGGACTTCCTCCTTAACCTTGGACTCGACCTCAGAGAACTGGGCCACACGTGCGACACGGCTGCGCAGCTTGCCATTGTAGGTGTCGTCCTCAAGCTCTACGTTGATCTTAGCCCCAACGTACTTGGCAGGATCAATCTGGACAACCTTGTTAGGAACCTTAGTACCGGAAGCTTCGATCAGTTCACGGAGCTTCCACAGCTGATTCGGGACGATCTTGCAGTAGTAGGGGTAGCGTCCAGGACCTGCCACGATAGCAAACACCAGCATGTCGGTGTTATCTGACTTGGTCTTGGTCATCTCCACACCAGCGATCTCAGCGTTGTACACACCTGGTTCCTGGTGCACGGTGCTGAAGGACGGCGCCTTGACGTCGGAGAAGTCGATCGAGATCTTAGCCATTGTTGGAGTTCCTCTCTTTGAGTACCTGTCGGATGTAATCGATTGTAGCGGACGTTGTGGTAAAGAAGCAAACCGTGATGGTGAACATATTACGATTGACATGATCGTTGTAGCGCACCTCGTACTGGCCTACTTGGTAGGCCACAGTTATTGGGTTGGGCACGTCGATGACGGCCAGGTCATGGTGCTCAAAGCGCCATGGCAGGGCATCCATCTGGTCACAGAGACGTACGAGGGCGTTACTGGCGACCTTTGAAAAATCAATCATGTGTGAGGTACCTTTCAAGTCGTTCCCAGGTGGGAGACCCCAGCCATGGCTTACGGGCAGCTATGTCTGCCCTGCACCCTGCCACGATACCTTGTGTGGGCTTGAGCCACATTCGGTACCCGGTGCTGGAGTCTCTCTTAACTGACTCTGTATAGCCTATCACATCGGCATACATGAGTGCAAACTGTCGTGCCTGGCCGGGTAGAGCCAGCGTGACCTCCTTAGTCTGGGCCACATCAGCATCCTCAGGGTCAGCTTCATCTACGTAGGTGACCTTAGCTTGCCCCGTGAGTACCACAGGGATGTCAAGACCCCTCAGAGTAAGGATGAGTGACTTAATCAGTTCGTTGGCCTGACCATACTGGGGCAGACTGACGGGCTTAGACACCGTTAGAAGGTCGCCGCGCTTACGCCCAGAGACGAAGTTCAACGCAAGCTCATGGGCTACCGTAATACTGTCCAGGGCCACAGCTGTGGGAGGCTTGGCTACGATGGACTGAACCTCTTTAGCCAGGGCTTCCCACGTGTCCACCTGTGTGATCTCGGCCTGTACTGCTCGTGTGCCACCTTCGAGGTCAATAATCTTGACCCCAGGAACCGTAGCTGCGAACGTCGTCTTGCCTGTCTTAGGCTGACCGTATACTAGTGTGATCATTTGTACCTTTCCATAGGGTCTCTCTTGTCATAGAATTGAAGGAACTGCTCTTCTGTGCCGAACTCTACCCTAGCCGCTGCGAGCTTGCCCATACGGCATAGGTACGAATTACCACACACGTTAGGATTACGGTCCTCTGGGGGCTTAGACCAGTCATACTCACCAACCTGCCTAGCCCACCTCAGTATACTCTTGGTCTGCCTCTCGTGCACCTGCTTATTGAAGGGCACCAGCACACGTGTGAAAGCTGGGCAATGTTGACGCTTCAACAACTCAGCCTCCTTGACCAGGATCTCGCAGTCACTACTGGAGATCTTTGTCCTGTTCTCATGCATCCAGTCTACCATAGATCGGTAGCACGTGCTACCTGAACAGCCCTTAGTGAGCTTAAGCTTGCCCGTCTTGGTCAGCTGTGGCCACACCACCTTCTGCGGCTGGATGTAGTCCCAGATCATACCTCCGAGGGGGAGGTCCCAGCCAAGCCTCCGCTTGTTACCCTCCAGCAGCCACAGGTATGCGTGAGACTGGATATCGAGCTGCCTGTACTCTGCGGTAGGTAGTGTCTGGTGTGTCTTGTGGTCTAGTACCCACAGACGTCCACCAAGCTCAACTACCTTGTCCACCTTGCCCCTGTAGGTATGATTACACCCGGGGATACCTCGTGACAAGTCCAGCTCGCACGCCAGCACGTTGAGGGGCTCATCGCGGTAGCGGTACTCGTAGGCACGGTACACACGATCGAGGTCATCGTAGATCTGGTGCTCCTCCTCCATAAGGTCCTCTGGGCGCTCTGGTGGAGTACCTGTCTCGAGCCAGGCGTGTAGGTAGGTACCCCTGTCTAGGGCCGTACCTGGATGTGGCTTAGATGTGATCCCCTGTAGGTCATAGTAGGCCTCCAGGGGGCAGTTAAGCCAAGACTTGATCAGGCTTGTGGTTATCTGCATGGCTTCTACCTTACATCAATCTCAGGTCCCCAGCAAGTGCCTACCTCAACATCGGCTACCAGAGGGCAGTCAAAGTGAGGCAGGGGCTGCTCCATTGTCTCCTTAATCATGCTAGCTGTGACTTTGGCTAGATCATCAGGCACCAGCACGAGCACGGCATCGTGGATGAGACCTAGTATGTGACTGTCTCCCTCTAGGCTAGACCACACACGTGTGGCAGCTCTAAGCATTATGTCACTACCTGTCCCCTGAACCTGGCTATTGACAGCCTGGCGCTCAGCCGCTGCTACCTCGTACTCATCGTCGCTGTACAGGCCTGGCAGGTGACGCCTACGGCCGAACATAGTTGAGCTATACCCCAGCTGGTGTGCCTTAGCTTTAGCCCTGGTGTGCCATGGGCGCAGCCCTGACCAGTGTTGAAAGAAGGACTCCCTAAAGGACTCAGCCTCGTCGAGTGTGATGTCCGTGCCATAGCTAACCTTAGCAAACTGCACGAATGACTTGGCCGACATCCCGTACAGGAAACCAAAGTTAACAATCTTAGCTTTCCTACGGTCAAAGCTATTGTCAGGGTCCAGCCCGATAGCACTTGTGGTCTGTGAGTGAATGTCACCTCCGTCTCGATACAGCTGGAGCATGTTTCTGTCACGCGAGACCACAGCTGCAACACGTAGCTCCAGCTGGCTATAGTCGGCCTCAATGATCTTGTATCCATCAGGAGCGGCTACCAGGCCCCTTATGTAGGGGTCCTTCGGAACCTGCTGTAGGTTAACTCCAACACCGTCACACACCTTGCCCGACGACAGCCTACCTGTCACCGTGCCATGAAGCTTAAACGAGGTGTATAACCGTCCCCTATCGTCTATTTGTTCCTTATATGGGGTGATAAACCCATCTATATTCTTCTTTAGTCGTGACCTTTCCAGTAGTGTTTTAGCTATAGGGTGATCCATATATGCAAGTGCCTTTTTGGAAAGGCTAGGAGCCCCATTAGGGAATGCTTTAGTTGGCTTTCCGACCTCCTTTTTGGGAATACCCAGATAATCATACAGGAACCACCGCTGAAAGTTAGTAGTACCCCATTTGACCTGCATACCTTCGGGTATTTCTGAAGGTATTTCCGACTGCAATTCGGCGTCAATCTTAGCTAACTCCGAAGTGTATTTACTCTCGGCTATGTCAAGCTTATACCGGCTAATAGGGATGCCGTAGTCCTCAGACTCAGCTAGCATATTGATAGCCGGGACCACAACCTTCTTGAGTAACTTCTTCTGGTTAGAGGTGAGTTTACGACTGTTAACCCTATATAGCTCACGTGTGGCCAGGAGGTCCTTCTTCAGGTAGGCCGCCATAGCCTCTGGATCAGAGTCATCCCACACACCGCCATAAGACCAGTCACCTCCCATATAGTCAGCCATCAACGATTTGAGACCTAAGGGGCGGTTCTCGTCCACCATATGGGCACCCAGCATAGTGTCACCGGCTGCCTCAATATGAGCGCCGAAACGCTTAGCATAGACTATATCGAATTTAATGTTGTGTCCCACCACGGGGGGTAGTTTCCCACACAACCTCCGCAGCCTCTCGACCCAAGTCTCAGGGTGCTTGGAGGCCATGTGGAAAACCCTGGGCTCATCCTCAGGCATATCCCCGAGAATACCCACCATAAGCACTGTGGCACCCTTTGATCGGGGATTAAGCCCTGTGGTCTCGATGTCTAGAAATAGCATTTCGTTAGTTCTTTTGCAAGCTTATGCGCAGTACGCACGTCTGTGGTCGACTTGTACTCTATCTTATCCTCACCGATAGTGAAAGTAGTGGCAGTCCTGAACTTATTCAGTTTCCAACTAGCGGTCCTTGAGCACTCAGTCACCCACGAACGGTACCCTATGCTCAGGACAAGGAATTCGGCCCAAGAATAACCTGTGTCTGCACCGGCCCACAGCTGTTTACCCCAGTCAGAAAACAGGTCGTCAAGATTGAACGCAATCACTGCAAGGTTGAACCCCTTAGCTCGAGGTACGTTAGGCTTGGCTGCCTCCCGGATATCCGAACTAATGCCCGTGTAGTCGTGGATATCTCCATCTACCCAGGAACGAGTCATAACCCCATGACTGTTGTGGGGGTCCATAACCAACTCACTAGGGGCGTACCCCAGCCCTCGGGCGAATACCTCAGGAGTCACGCCAGGCGTGGCTGCGATGACCAATCGGTCAGACGGATTCACTAGCATAAGTCTCTCCTAGTAGGTAGTTGCGAGTGTTATTCATAATTTCCTTGCGGAACTCAGTGGCCTCCTGAAGAGAGGCCCACAGGGAGTCCTCTACGGTGTCCTGGGTCACCATCACAATGACCTTTGGGTCATCCGCTAGAGCTACTCTATCACTCATCTGGCGATAGGTCAACGCCGAGGTAGGTAGCCCGTACCACACCAGCACTTCGGCCTCCCTCATGTCCACAGCAGTAGCAGCAACCTGTGGGTTGACTACCAGCACGCCGTCCTTAGAAACTTTCCAGGCGTCCAAGACCGATGTCTTGTCCTCGACATTACCATCCAGCCTGTAGGTGTGGTCTAGATGTCGCTCTATTGCGGTGAGGGAGTCAAGTAGCTCGCTAGCTACCACTATACGCCCTCTGTAGGCCTCCCTGAGGGCATCCAGGGCTACAAGCTTATGGCCGCTGTACACTAGCCTGCCCTCACCTGTAGAGAGCCCCTCAGCTAGCCTACGGCACTTAGCGAACAGGGCCAGCACTGAGTCAGCCCCAGACTCGCCTTGAGCCTCCAGGATGTCTAGCTCATCCCTCACCATAGCCTGATAGATGGCCTTACGAGACTCCCCAAGGAATACAGGCACTGCCTCTTCATCAATAGCCTTGGTACCGATGGCGTCCTCACGGCTAATACTTATGGAGTGCGCTTTAATAAGTGCTTGGTATTCCTCGGTATTACGGGGACCGAGATACTTAGGGAAGCCCCCAAAATTCGACCATTCCCCGAAGTACTCTCGGAATGATTTGGCTGACGGGAATTCCGACCTAATAGACGGGTCAGAGAACACCAGCTGTGGATAAATCTCCCCCACCATATTGCGCTTACCCACAGGGGTGGCTGTCAGACATACCCTGTACCGGGCCGATTTAGCCATACCAACAATACGCCTAGACCGTTTACTCGCAGGTGTCTTGATGAGGTGGGATTCATCCAGCACGATAGCCGAGGCGTGGTACTCGGCACCCTTGAATAGTCCTTTAGGGTAACCCCTAGAGAACTTATCGTAGTTGATTAGCACGATCTTAGGCAGTGCTGTGGCCTCATAGGCCCCGTCGTAGACTATGTCAGCCTCAGGTCCCCAGTAATGCTGCTGTAGTTCCCTGACCCACACATCGATAGCGATCTTAGGGCAGACCACAACGATATACCTAACGTCGCGGTTGTGCATAAGCCACGACAGCCAGTCGATGGTTGTCTTAGTCTTACCCGTACGTGTGTCCATAAGGAGCATACCGTGCTCTTTTTTAGCCAGCCACTTAACCGCGGCCAGCTGATAGTCTCGAGGCTTAGTGACTGGCTCAAACATTAGTTTAGTGCTCCTTCGATCATCTTCTTGTACTGGAGTGTGGTCCCCGTACCCATCCTAGCAACCTCCACACCCTCGCGCAAGGCTATCACAGTTGGGACAGACATGACATTGAATTTACGCCCTAGGTCAGGATTGACCTCAACATCAACATAGTCCCAACCAAGATAAGGGAACTTTTGCATAGCCCTTTCAAAATTAGCCTTAGATTGTGGGCACTGTGAGCACCACGAAGCACCGAGGAAAAACAACTTCAACATTAAACAACCACCACTTTCGCTGAATAAATAGGCGCCTTATAATTGACCGCCTTAAAACCTTTACCTTTGAACTCTAGCACACCTTGCTTAGACGGTATGAACTCAACCTCCTTCTCTACCCTAGCAGGCATCAACATCCTATGCCAAACGTCCAGGTTCTGGCAATACACGTGAGCATTTGCAGTGGTAAATCGAAGCTTACCTGGCCTAACATCATGCCCGTGAAATTTCAGTGTGTTAGTCATAAGATGGATAAGCATCCACCCTTCAAGAGTATCGTAGGGCATACCGCACACGACGTCTGTGGACCTGGCGAAGATATCGAGATTGACCTTGCCGCCTATAACATTCCATGCCCAAGTAACAGGGCATGGTGGGATACGCATAGCCCCGACCTCATACCCCTGCCAGGCAGTCCACACAGCGCGCTTGGTTGTAGGGTTGTCTACAAGTCTGTCTACAACGTCCTGGATAGCATCATACAACCCGTCAGGACCACCATAGCGCCACTGGACACCGTACATAGGCCCTAGCTCATCCTCAGCCCACGGAGACCACATGCGCGCCACGTCGGGGGTGATTCTAGCGCACCTGTCGTGCTGTGTGGCCCCTGACCCGCTCAGCATCCAGTACAGCTCTCTCTGAGCCATGTCCACAGACACCCTACGGGTCTGGGACAATGGGGCATGAGTGTATACCACACTCCATGACCCGTAGCACCAGTACGGGTGCTCCTGTCCTTCTGTGACTAACTCAGCAGCCTGTCTAGACAGGTTGTGTATAGCTCGATCATACTCACACAGCACGACGATGCACCTCCGATACACATTTGACAATTATGTAACCCGGTTCCTTAACCCATGAGCTACCGTAATTAGCCCAGTGCGTAAAGTCTTTAACTGCCTTATTGAAATTCTTAGCCAGGGTGTAATTAGTAACCCCATAAATAACCTCTTGACTAACACTGAACCCCATACCCAAATACCTGTTGAAGGTATTAAGAATATCCATACAGGCCTTTTTATTAAGGTCCCTATACCTGATTTCGCCCCATTTAAGCACTTCCATACATTGTGGATACCAGTCACCGAAATTAAGGTCGTTATAGTGCCTTGCGCCGTACTCGGGACGAGATCTAATGACCTCAACACAGGAATTACGCAGTACGGTTATACCCTGCTTATGCTCTCGCCAGTCTGATGTTTTCAGAGCTGGATCGAGCCACGGCCTGTCATACTCCAGAGACCCCCTGAACCCCGCCAGAAGCAGTGCTCTAGCACAAGGTGCGCAAGGTTCGTAGGTCATAGCTATATGTCCCTCCCTAAGACGATAGGGCAGCTCCATAAGCTGTTGAGAGGCCCACACCTCCGCGTGGATGTACTCAAGGCACTGCCCGTCAGGTGCAACGTCGTGGCATTTAGGGCCAAGCTCAACGTTATGTGTGGATATCTGGTAATCCCCAGAGGTGTTTACGAAATAGCAACCTACCTTGCATTCAGGGTGGGAGGATTGCTGGGCAATCTCATAGGCTAGCTCAATCTCATTGATCACTATAGCTCCTAACAATAACCTTGTCGAACTGTGGAAAAGTCTTCAGAATAGCCTCACAGGTGGGGCAAATACGATCAATTACATATGCAATACCCGGTCGTGACCCCCCAATCTCATTCAGCAGCCTCATGACAGGGTGTATATACGCCCCACCAGGCTCCGGGTAATACTTACCGGCCACCCACCATAGCCCATCAGGGTTACGGTAGACCACAGACGACATACAGCTCCGCTCGGGCTTAATGTTCTGGATCATCCGAGGCAGGTCACCGAACTCATACATCAGAATTCACCCCAATCACCGAACTCGTCCTTGTAGCCGTACTTAGCCTCGTACTTGAACCCCAACCACACACCAACGATGGCCATCAGGATGAGGGCCACATACCACAGACCGTAGAAGATCATCCAGGTGACCAGGACGCCGACACCTAGTGCAGCAGCAACAGCAGCAACAATAGCAACCATGTAACCGACGAACTTAAGCATTGTTTTGAACCTTTCGTGTTGTTTTCTTGATGTCTTTAGCTTAGCACACTCTGTGGGCCTATGCAACCCCTGATCCTAAACTGTTAACCTTAGTTAACCCACCCTGACTCGTGCAGAATGAGTTCTACCTCTGACGGGTCGATGAGGTCATCCCGCATGCGTGCAGTGAGGTACGCAATAGCGAACAGTGGGGGCTCACACCGCATGGCCTTAGCGATACCCCCCAGGCCCTCACCGTAGCTGCGCACACGGGACAATACACGTCCCCATGAGGCCTTGCTGCCAATAGTGAGCTTCTTACAGAGCTGACCTGCCTCAGCAGACACCCCAATAGCGAATGTCCACGGTGAGTGAGCTATAGCTACCCACCACTCCAGAGCGTTCCTTAGCTCATCAGGGCCCTCTGACCTTAATGCCTCCACCAGCACACTAGTGAGGGTGGCCTGGTCAGACTCGTACTGAGTGGTCATAACAATTGTGGTGTGGATATTTCGCCACTCAGCGTTCATTTTTGGGCCTTTCTGTGTCTCGTTGGATCTAGCTTAGCACCCCTTCTGGCCTGCTACAACCCAAAATCTGAAATTATTAACCGAAGTTAACCCCTGAGTATCTCGAATCTGAGGCCCTAGCAGCACCCTACCCTAGCTAGACTACCAGGTAGGGGCTGCTAGGCCGTCTAATGCTACCGGTGGAAGCTTTCAGAGGCATTCTCGAATGTCTCCCCGGTGGTCCAGTAACCCTTCGAGTTCTGGGTCATACCCTTAGCGGCCAACTCAGCTGGGGTCAGACACCTACGTCGGTCTGGGCCCTCAGTCACCCCGTGCCGGCCCGTACGGTGCTTGTCGCCTGCCTTGGTGCGGGTGAACGTCTCGTGGCACTCAGGGCAGTGCTCGGTCTTGTAGCCGACGATGGTCTTCTTGCAGTCTCTGCATGTCCAAGTCATGGTAACTACCCTAGCACTACCCAGACACCTCGTAAAGCGTGTAGGCATCCTCGATTTACGGCCTAACAGCACCTGACCCTACCTAGGCTACCCCCTGGCCTGTTTGAGGCCGTTTAGGGGCACTCCCAGCAGGATCAGGATCAATCTAGGTCAGGACCACCAACCAGAGCGCACCAGTAGGTCCTCCACCCCCTCGTGATCAAACCTGCCCTCGCGCACCAGGTAGCACGCGAGGACTAGCGCGGCCAGCGGGTGGGACTTGTGGCTGCGTGCCCACCCCGGGACGCGGGACCAGGCTGCCTTGGACCCTACGGTGTGGCGCTTGATCATCGTGCCGCAGACGGCGTGGACAGCTAGCGTGAATGTCCAGGAGGTCAGGGCCACATATGCCAGGGCGCGCAGCGCCTCATCGAGCCTCTCGACGTCGTCTGTCTGGATGGCGACCAGGAAGTTACCTGCCAGGACGCGCTCGTAGCCGGTCTCACATGTGGTCGCGTTGATGGTTGCAAAGATCTCTCGTCTCGTGATCATGGATCCACCTTAGCACAGGACCACACACCCCTGCAACCCCAAGAGTTAACCGAGGTTAACTCAGCCACTTCCCGGCACCCCTCCTCCCCCAGACCCCCTCCTGCCCTCCGCGTAGCGCTCAGGCGTGGCGCGCGCAGGTGGCGCGCTGGCGTATGTGGCGGGTATGTGGCGCGGGCGGGTAGCGCTACGCGTGTGCACGCACGCACGTACGAGGCTGGCGGCCCTTCCCCGCCTTCCCCCCAAACCCCCCTATCCACCCCTACCCCTGAGAGGGTCTCTCTCTGGCGTTTACGCCTGAGAGAGAGACCCTCTCAGGGAGGTAAGTTTATATATATTTCTCTCTTTAGAGGGGGTATGGGGGAGACCTTTCTCTCTTTGCTGGTGTGTGGTACAGCTTGAGGCTTCCTCGGTCGGGCCGTCTCGCGGCCCTCCCCGCACGGGGCTCTGGGCCTCCCGGGGCCCCAGGCGTAAACGCCGGGCCCCGGGGCCCAGCCCCGTGCCAGGGCACGACGGGGACGGTGGGGGTGGGGAGACTGAGCTGAGGGAGCTGGGCTCGCCGTCTCGCGGCTCGCCAGGGGGTGTGTGGTCTAGCGCTAGGGGTGAGAAAGGCTAGGATGCCGCTGAGAAGCCAGAGGTTGGATTCTGAGGGCCTAACAGGGTCAGGGTGGCACTGGAGTACCCCCAGACGATTTGAGGCCGTCTAAGGCGCGACGGTGGAGCTCTCAGGAGGTGTTGCAGGGTGGCAGGGAGATGTGCTAAGCTCGGGGCATGGAGATTCCGCGAGAGATTGTTAAGCGATGTGTGCTGGTGCCGGGTGGGCATGAGGTGCCTGCTCTGCCAGTGGGGTACCGGCTGGAGAGCTTGGGTATGCAGCACGATGACCGGAACAAGACCACACTCATGAAGTTCAGGGCGAAGCTTGAGGATTACCCGGTGGAGTCATACGAGGCAAAGGCGTGTTGGCAGGCCCTGGTGGGCTACGGCGAGCGTGTGGTCTCGCTGACGTCTAAGGTCGAGGGCAAGTACCTGATGGTCGATGTGGCGGTGGCATGGTGACTACCGGCGTGTCGGCTTGACAAGGCTAGGGGGATGAGGTTAACCTATGGGGGTAATGTTAACCATTACGGGTACTGGTTTGTAGGTACCCCTGGATTGGAACCCCGGGGGTGCTAATTTTGAAATACCCTAGGGGGTGCAGGAATAGCCCCCTAGGGTATCTCGCATAGGTACCCCCTAAGGTACCCCGGAAGGTACCCCCGGTATACCTCGATAGGACTTATCCCATGCCGTATTCAGCCCCTGAGCGATGCTGGTGCGGAGAGTTAGGTTTGCCAGGCACAGCGTCGTGCCTGGCCCACACACCGACAAAATCCGGTTGGGAATTGCGACCAACTGCTTGGAAGAATGTCGACGGAAAGATTTACCGTAAATGGAAGAAACTTCGTAACAGATTCATTAGAGAGAATCCTTACTGTAATTTGTGCGGAATGATTGCAACAGAAGTCGATCACATTGATGGAATTAAAGCAATTGAGAATGAATTAACAATTCTAGACGAAAATCAATTGCAATCATTATGCCATGAATGTCATTCCAAGAAAACAAGGGAAGCGTCAAGAAAATCACGAAATTCAATTAAAAAGCTGCGCCGGGGTAACTCTCCGTGAAATACAGGTTAGTTGATCGTTAAAGTGAACAGTGTTCACTGTTTGGAAAGAAGGTGTTATTTTGACCGAAGAAGAGCGTTTTAGTGAGATTCCTCCTGGAATCGCCAATAATGAGGTTCTTCGAGGAGTGTGGTCCGAGCTTGTTGGTATGATGCCTAAGGAAGTTCTTGACAACCTTGATGAAATGGATGGCCTGTTTATCGAGGCTATGTGTAGGCATTATGCTATTGCACGAAAAGCCTCGAATGAGGTTATTTCAGCTGATTCGGTATTGGTTACTGATAACCCCAATCACCGAATGCAAAAGCATCCTGCGGAGGTTATTTTCCGGTCACAATCTCAGGCCTTTCTTGCTTATATGAAAGAGGCCGGGTGGACGCCTAAAGCAAGGAATTCGGGTAAGAACAAAGACACTGATAATCCATTCCTCATGTGAATACAACACAATGAATAATGTAATCCCTAATGAGATTAAAGAGTATTTAATCAGTAGGAAGCTAGACATACCTGAAAGGGGACCACACCTCAAGTGCCCCGATCCTGGGGGTGTGGTCCATGGTATGCAAGTGCGATTTAACCCGAAGAGCGTAGATCATGCTCTTCGGGTTATTTCTGCATTAAGGCACACTAAAGGCAGGTGGGCAGGTAAGCCCCTTAAGCTAACTAATGTCCAGATAGCCTACATTGTGGCCCCACTGTTTGGCTGGCAAGTCTACGATGATTCTTTAGGGCGTTGGCTGAGGCTGTATAGGGATGCCTATATTGAAATGCCCCGTAAAGGGGCTAAGTCAACGCTGGCATCTGCACTAGCTATGGTCCTCGCTTTCGGTGATCACGAGGGCGGTGCTGAGGTTATTATTGGTGCGGCGTCTAGAGACCAGGCTGGGGCGTGCTTCACGCCTCTAAAGCAACTTGTCGACAACAGCCCACTATTGAAGCAGGCCGGCATCCGATCACTGCATAACTCGATCAAGCAGGATAGGACAAGCTCCGTCATCAAGGTAGTGTCAAGTAAGGGTGATCTGGCACATGGTGCTAACCTGCACGGTGCTATCTGTGATGAGTTGCACGTGCATAAGTCATTGAGTCTACTGGAGGCTATGGAGACGGGTACAGGTGCTCGTGAACAGCCCCTAACGATGGTGATCACCACAGCTGATGACGGCAGTGTGGGTACACCCTATGACCAGCGCAGAGAGCTAGTTGACAACATATGTAAGGGGGTTGTAGAAGCCCCTCGATCATTCTGTGTGGTGTGGTCTGCTTCCCCTGAAGATGACCCCTGGTCAGAAGAGACGTGGGCTAAAGCTAACCCGCTGTACCCCGTAACTCCGTCACGGGCATTCATGCAGTCTGCTGCTGATAAGGCTAAGACTGACCCTGTGGCTAAGGCCAGCTTCCTGAGACTGCATCTAGGCATCAGGGGCAGGCTGGACGAGTCGTGGATCAGCAGGTCTGACTGGATGAAGGGGGCTGTGGCTCAGCTGGACATCGAGGGCAGACAGTGCTATGGCGGCCTGGACCTTGCAGCGGTATCTGACCTCACAGCACTGGTGTGGTTGTTCCCAGCAGAGGACGGTACATACCAGATTCTGCCTCGCTTCTTCTTGCCTGAGGCTGCGCTAGCTGAGCTTGACAGGGCCACGTACCGTAATGCATCGGTGTGGGCTAGCCGAGGACTAATTAAGCTGACTCCAGGTAATGTCACTGATTATGATTTTGTTAAAGCTCAGATTGATGAGGATGCTAAGCATTACGATGTTCAGTGCATAGGGTTCGACCCGTGGAATGCTACTCAGGTATCTAATGATCTTCAAGCTGATGGGTACAGACTTGAGAAAGTCCGTCAGGGGTTTGTCTCTATGTCAGGACCTATGAAAGAGATTCAGAGACTGGTTATGCAGGGGGGTGCTATTAAGCACGATGGCAATCCTCTTATGGCATGGCAAATAGATAATATTCGCCCAGCTATGGATCCCGCTGGTAACATTAAACCTGCTAAGCAAAAGAAGCGAGATAAGATCGATGGCGTTGCTGCACTAGTCACAGCAATGAACGTGTGGCAATTCCACAAAACAAAAGTCTCGGCTTACGGCGTGTCGGGGCTGGAATCTATTTGAAATGTGTTATACTGTTTACAGGATTGAATTGGAGGTGTAATAGTGGGTTTCTGGTCTGGTATCTTTAACCGGCTTCAGGGTATTACCACATATGAGCCTCGGCAGTATAAGGTCGGCCCTACTGAACTGGTTGACCTTTCCGGTGTTTCAGCCGCTAAGCTATTCAAGACTCAACCACATCTTCGGACTGTGGTTACCTTCCTCGCCAGGAATATCGCTCATCTAGGCGTACATTCTTATGTTAAGCAAAGTGATGGGGGCAGGCTGAGGGATACCTCGTCCCCTGTTGGCGGGTTTCTCTCTGGCGCCAAAGCTAATGAATCGATGACCTTGTATCAACTGATCTACGCTCTGGTTGTGGACAAGGCGTTGTACGACCGCGCTTATTGGTGGCCAGTAGTGAACCAGAACGGTAACTGGGAAGTCTACCGCCTGCCCCCTAGCTGGGTTCAGACTAAGTCTGACAATTTCGGTAAGGTCACACATGAGGTTAGCTTCGAGTCAGATAAGAAGTTGACTCTGGACAGTTCACGTGTGGTCTACTTCGGTGGGTACCACCCGACTGATCCTGGCGGATGCAGCGCTACGATTGTCAGCTTGAAAGAAGTGCTGGCTGAGCAGATTCAAGCCAGCAAATACAGGCAGCAGTTGTGGGCTCGCGGTGGCAAGGTCTCAGCTGTGCTTCAGCGCCCTGTTGACGCGCCTCGCTGGACTGACGCTCAACGTGAGACCTTCCGGGAAGACTGGTATGAGAAATATACCGGTTCGGGTAAGCGCGCTGGGGGCACTCCCATCCTTGAGGATGGGATGACTCTTAATCGTGTGGACTTCAGTGCTACTGATCAGCAGTACATTGAGGGCGTTAAGCTAGCTTATTCGACTGTAGCTAACGCGTTCCACGTTAACCCCACAATGGTCGGTATTCTCGATAATGCTAATTACAGCAACGTTCGGGAATTCCGTAAAATGCTTTATGGGGATACTCTGGGCCCGCTTATTGCGGAAATAGAGTCTACGCTTAATGCATTCCTTATTCCTATTATGGGTGGGGCTAAAGGCAGCTACATTGAATTCAACGTAGCTGAGAAACTCCAAGCTGACTTTGAGCAACAGGCTCAGTGGTTCCAGTCAGCTGTGGGCTCTGCTTACATGACTCGTAATGAAGCTCGGGCCAGGCTGAACCTGCCAGCTATCGATGGTGGCGATGATCTGATCACACCACTGAACGTGAGTGTGGACCCTGGAGGGTATTCTCAGAATTCAGGTGAGGTTAGGGTCAAGAGTAGACCGCTGCGTGTGGACCGTAAGTCGTGGGTCAAGAGGTACACGACGGTGCTGGAAGCTCATGCCCGTAAGAGGTTGTATAAGTCAGGGCGGTTGAAGGTTAAAGCTTCAGCTGATGAGAGTCTTGCTGAGGACCTGCTTGACCTTGATCTAGGGCTGACCAGCGAGGTAGGCAACAAGCTGCTTGAGGGGCGTGACGAGGACTATGACAAAGGGTCTACTCGGTCGTACCTTAAGAAGCGGGCTAAGCGAATCTCTCAGGGTATAGTCGATAGCCTGGATGAGCTTGAGGATGAGCAGGACGAGTGGGAGCAGGCGATGGAGGGTGATGATCCTCCGGATACTGTGGAACCTGTTGAGCACTGGCTGAAAGAAGCTGCACTAGGTATGGCGGGGTCTATGGTTACGTGGGCTATGGGCTGGGCCACACAGGAGGCTGGCAGGCAGTCTGGTGCTGCTACCAAGACATGGCATACGGGACCTAATGCGAGGGACTCGCACGCTGCTATGGACGGTGAGCGTGTGGGCCTGGACGAAGAGTTCAGCAATGGCATGAAGTATCCGGGTGATGACGATGATCCTGCTGAGGTTGCTCACTGTAATTGCACGACTAGCATAGATTGGGAGTAGCGATTAAGACTAAGTCGTTTAAGGTTAAAGCAGAAGAGTCCGAGTCCAGCGTAGGGGTATTCACTGGGTATGCGTCGGTGTTCGGTAACGTCGACTCATATGGCGACGTCATGGTGCAGGGTGCGTTCGCTGACACCCTGAAAGAATGGGAAGGTCGGAAGATCCCGGTCTTCTATGGACACGATCTCACTGATCCGATGAATAATATTGGCTACGTCGAGAGTGCCGAGGAAGACGACACCGGACTGCTTGTCAGGTGTGTGGTCGACACTGAGGGTCCGGGTAACGGGCCTGTCGTATATAAGCTTTTGAAGGAAGGCCGAATTGACCGTATGTCGTTCGGCTTCTATGTTAATGACGCAGATCACAAGGATGGCAAGACTTATATTAAGAGTGTGTCGCTTCTTGAGGTGTCTGTGGTCCCTGCCCCAGCTAATCCTGAGGCAGCTATTACTGATGTCAAATCTAAGAAAGAGGCAGAAGGAATGACGCCTGAAGAGATTGCTGAGCTTGTGGTCAAGCCGATTATCGAAGCGCTTGAGTCCAAGCTCGATGAGTATTTCGATGAGGAAGACAAGACTGAGGCTAAGCCGGCTGAAGACAAGCCAGCTGATAAGCCTGAGGATAAGCCAGCTGATGATCAGGCTAAGTCTATTCTAGCTGAGATTAAGGGGTTGTTTGCGTGAGCGGGATTGAGGCACTGAAAGTTAAGGCTGCTGAGATCAAGGGTCGCCTTAAGGCAGTTGAAGAGTCAGGGGTTGTGGGTAAAGATACCGAATCTCTGGTCGAAGAGTATAAGTCAACTATTGCTAAGATCAAGTCCTTCGAGTCGAATGAAGGCGCGGTTAATGAACTGAAAGGAAATTCTGTGGCGGTTGCTGGTGAGGCTAAGTCTCTGGGTGCGCACTTTGTTAAGCACTTCGGTCCTGAGCTTGCTCGGGTTAAGGGCCGTGACAATTTCTCGGTGAACGGTCCCGAGTTCAAAGGTGCTGAGGATTGGCACCTGACTTGGGACAGCCTGATCGGTTTTGACGCCGACTATGACAAGGGTGCTCATTACGCTCAGCCTCCGCTGTATGTTGGGGACCTCTTCGCTCAGGGTAACACCGACAGTGCTGCTGTGGCCTGGCTTGAGGACAGCGCTGTTGAGGGCGATGCCGGCCCGACTGCTCAGGGTGCCAAGAAGAACAACATTCACTTTGTTAACCCGAAGACGAACATCGAGGCGCTGAAGAAGATCACCGGCATTCTGGCCTTCTCTGACGAAATGCTTGAGGATCACGCCTGGCTGGCCTCGCATGTTAATCAGCGTGGCGTGTACCGTATTGCTGTTGCTGAAGAGAACCAGATCCTGAACGGCTCTGGTCAGAACGGCCAGCTCCAGGGTGTCCTGACCAAGAGCGGTATCCTGGCCCGTGAGGTTGAGAAGACTGCTACTACTGCTGAGTTCGGTGAGGCTATTCTGGGCGGAGCTATGGACGTCCTCCAGGAGAGCGGCTTCCCGGCTGACGCTATCGTGATCAACCCCCAGGACTACGCTGCTCAGCGTCTGGCTAAGGACAGCAACGGCCAGTACTTCGGTGGCGGTGCGTTCACTGGTGCGTACGGCAACGGCCAGGTTCAGATTGTGCCTTCGCTGTGGGGCCTGAACACTGTGATCTCCCCGCGTATCGCTGCGGGCACTGCTCTGGTTGGTGCGTTCAAGGCTGGCGGCATGTTGGTCCGGAAGGGCGGTGTCAGGATTGAGGCGACGAATTCTCACGCTGACCTGTTCGTGTCTGACGTGACTGTGGTCCGTATGGAGATCCGTGAGCTGCTGACCGTGACTCAGCCGAAAGCTTTCTGCAAGGTTTCTCGCAAGGTCTGATCGTGGACCTTATTGGGGCTGATACTCTGGAAGCCCTAAGTAAGGGGGTCATCAAAAAGGATGACCCCCTTACCCCTATTCTTATTAGGCAGGCTTCCGGATTGATTAGGGAATTCTGCGAGTGGCATATCTACCCTTTGATCACGGAGACTAAGAGGGTAGATCATAAGGGTGGACGCTTTATTAAGCTGCCGACGTTGATGCTTCAGGGTGAACCTACGATCGAGTATCTAGGTCACGAGCGTGTGGTTCAGGAATGGTCTGAGGCAGGTATGTGTAGGCTAAGTGACCCTCTGCCTGCTGCTATGGGGGCTATCCAGGCTACTATGACTCACGGATATAGTGAGCTGCCAGCTACTGTGGAGGTAGTTATGGCATCTATTATAGTAGCTTCCAGGACTGCACCGGTCGGAATTAATCAAGCTGCCGTGGGCTCAGTATCGAGTACGTTTGAAGTTCCTGGTGGGGGTATTCGATTGAGCACTTATGCTAAGCGGGCACTCGATGGTTTTAGGTTGGTGTATCGTCCTTGAGCTTTCCCTTTCTTACTAATGGCTATATCTGGGTGGCTCGACTTCAAGATAGGTACGACGACCGAGGTAACCTGATTCAAGATCAGGTAGCTAAGGAGTTCACTATCCAGGGCTGCTCTATTCAGCAGCCCTCTGCTACTGAGCTAGCTGGGGATAGGCAGGGTGACGGTCAGTGGACGTACACGGTGTACGCGCCACTGACTGCTTCTGTGCAGGCTAAGGATTTGGTCATTCTTAGTTGGGACCACAAAGGTACGCCGGGGGAATGGTTTAACAAGACCACACCTGTGTACAGAGTGTCAGGTGTCCCCGGTGTGTGGTCTTATGATTACCTCGGCCTTAGTCACCAGGTGATTAAGCTTGTGGCGGTGGACTGATGCTTGAGCGACTTGAATTCCACGATGAGGGATTCCAGGAAATGCTTAAGTCATCTGAGGTTGCTTCAGTTCTAAACGATATGGCCCAGAAGATATGTGATCAGGCTAATGACAATGCTGGCCGTGACGATGCTTTTGAGTGGTCGGGGTATGTGGGTCAGACTCGAGCTAGGGCTACCGTGAGGCCGGCTAGCTTTTATGGGGCTAAGTCTGAGGCTGACAACAAGACGTTGACTAGTGCGTTTGGGAGTTACACTCATGGGTAAGTATGTTTCTGAGTTCCCTGACGCTGAGGCTGCCTGCATCATGGGCTTGAGGGCGCACCTACAGGGAGTCCCTGTAAGGCAGCAAGCAGACAAGCTAGGAACTCGACAGTGTGTGGTCAAGCTGACTAGCTCTGGTACTCGCCTTGATCCTCGCAGAGTGAGGGTCCAGCTTACCGTCACATGCTGGGGTAAGGACAACACTGATAGCACAGAAGCATTTAACTTGGCGGCTAAATGTCTTAACTGGGTTGAAGAGAGGCCCTATTATGGGCATATGGGTAAATACCCTTGCCATAAAGTAGATATAGTTTCTTACCCTTATTATGATCCTGACAGTAGCCAATCATCTGGCGGTTCAGGGATCGCTCGATATTCTTTTACGTTTCGTATGATTCTAGCAGGAGTGAACTAAATGGCTGTAAATAACCGTAATGTGCTGGCAGGCCGTCCGGATCAGGCAGTGACTGGAGCTATCCTGTCCACTACTACTCTGGTGACTACGCTGCCTACTGATCTGTACAATCTTGATCTGAGTACGCTTAAGCTGACTGACTCGGGGTATGTCAGTGACGCTGGCCTTACTCTGTCAGTTAAGCGTTCAACTAACGACATCAAAGACTGGTCTCAGTCTGTGGTTAAGAAGATCTTGAGTGAATTCTCGGGTACCATTAAGTGGTCTCACCTTGAGGTTTCTGAGGGATCGGCGAAGAACTTCTTCGGCGAGAACAATGTTACTGTTACCCCGAAGACGTCTTCGCAGGGTACTCGTCTGCTGATGAAGCTCCGCGCGGATGAGCTGCCTCACAAGACCTGGTGCTTCCGCATGAAGGATGGCGACGCTAAGATCATCATCTGGGTTCCTGATGGCCAGATCACTGAGGCTGACGACATCACGTTCGCTGCTAGTGACGCGATTAAGCTGCCTGTGACCCTGACCTGCTACCCGGATGCCCAGGGTAACTCGCTGTACATCGCCACCGATGATGGGGTGACCGGAGCGTGAGCAAGGTCTTTCAGCTTGACGGCCCTAAGGCTACGGATAACTTCAAATTCCGTATGCCTGGGTCTAAAGTTACTCACGAATTGCCGTCGCTTCAGAAGCTGCCTGTGGGTATCCGTAAGAGGATGGGTGATCTGGCCGGGGCTATTCAGGCTCAGCAGGAGCGTGGTAAGAAGCCCACGTCCAAGCAGACTTCCGAGTTGCTTGATTTCCAGCTTGATCTGCTTGAGCACTATGTGCCAGGGATCACTAGCCAGCTAGATGACGATATGTTTATGGCGCTCATGGAGGCGTGGAAAGAGCACTCTGAGATCAGCATGGGGGAATAATAGGGCTAGTGGGGGTGTGGCATAATCACCCACTAGCCCTAGAGCGTGAGCTCATTGGGCTAGGTTTGAGGTCCCGCCAGATAGGTTCGGATGAGCTTACCTGGCGGGACCTTCAGGCTATAGTCAGCCATGCTGAGCCAGGAGGGCCGCTGGCTAAGGATCTAGGCTACGTGTGGACCACAGACGGCTACATGCTAGCTAACATCTACGACGTCCTTGCTGGGGCCAACTGGCAGCGTGCTGGCAAGTCAAGTGAGCCTCCACCTAAGCCTATGCGGAGGCCAAATGAGATTAGGGATGATGAGCGTGCTTTCGGGTATGACCCCATCCCTCTGAGCGAATTCAATGATTGGTGGGATGCCTAATGGCTTCTGTTGAGCTAGCTACAGGTTACTATCAGCTAGTGCCTTCGATGAAGGGCAATAAAGAAGCTATTGTTGGAGAGATTACAGGAGCTGTAAACGAGGGCACAGACAAGGCTGGTAAAGAAGGCGGCGCCAGGCTGACTACCAGACTAGCTGAGGGGCTTAAGGGAAGCTCGCTTGCTACCCTCGGGGCTGGTATGGCTGCCGGTATCGGTGCGGCTCTCTACAAAGTCGGCGAGACTTTCGATGAGGTCACTGACACTATCCGCACTGGTACGGGCGCCACAGGTGAGGCTCTCGACGGACTAGTCGATGTTGCTAAGCGTGTGGGCGCTACTACACCAGCTGAGTTCAGTAAGATCGGACCAGTCGTCGCTGACCTGAATACTAGGTTAGGCCTGACTGGGGATGACCTTGAGACCGTTTCTAGGCAGGTACTCGAGGCTGGCCGGTTGCTGGGTCAGGATGTAGACATCAGCAAGACCACAGCGGCGTTTAACGCTTTCGGGCTTGAGGCTCAGCAAATTCCTGGGGCTATGGATGACCTGTTTAGGGTCAGCCAGGCTACTGGTTTAGGTTTCAATGATCTGGCCCAGAAAACCGCGCAAGCTGCACCCTCAATGAAGACTCTTGGATTTAGTTTCCAGGATACGGCAGCTATGATCGGTGGCTTTGATAAGGCCGGTCTTAATTCAAGTCAGCTCATGGCCTCTATGTCTAAGGGTCTGGTTACTCTGGCTAAGGCGGGGGAGGATCCTAAGGAAGCATTCCAGCGGGTTACTGGCGAGATTGGTGGTTTTATCCAGTCTGGTAATGACGCTGCTGCTCTTGACCTAGCTTCCAAATTGTTCGGGACTAAGGGCGCACCTCAGTTTGTGGAGGCACTGAAGCAAGGTAAGATCGGCGCTGAGGACATGATGACGTCTATCGGGGCTACAGACGACACTATCCTTGGTGTGGCTGATGAGACGTCTGACTTCGCAGAGAAGTGGCAGATTGTCCAGAACAATGCTCAGCTTGCTCTAGAACCCCTAGGTTCTGCGGTGTTTAGTGCTCTCGCTGATACTCTGACAAATATGGCCCCTACGCTGGAGGCTATAGGTAACTGGCTGAAAGACAACAGTTGGGCATTCGGAGCTCTGGGTGCAGCTATTGCCGGTATCTTGATACCGGCATTCCTTACGTGGGTGGCCGGTATATGGGCGTCTACGGCAGCTCTTCTAGCCAGCCCTATCACTTGGATTGTGCTAGCTATAGCTGCCCTCGCTGCTGGCCTGGTGTACCTGATTGCTAACTGGCAGGCGGTATCTGATTTCATCGGTGGTGTGTGGAACGCCGTAGTTGAAGGCGCTGGACGCCTGTGGGAAGACTTCGTCAGGGGCTTGACGGAGTTCGCTACAGGTATCGGTCAGTGGTTTATGGACGGCTTATCTGCTGCGGGGCAGCAGATCGCTGAGTTCTTTGCTGGTCTACCACAGATGATCCTCGATGGTCTAGCTGCGTTAGGCGAGGTTACTTTGATGATTGTGGGGTTCTCTATAGGTATCTTCGCTGGCCTGATTGTGGGATTCGTACAATTCCTTGGATACATTCCTGGATGGCTGGCGTCTGTGGGCGAGTGGCTGATGTCTCTTCCCGGCAAGGTACTTGAATGGCTCGCTGGTCTTGGTCAGCTAGCTGGTAAAGCCGCTGAGTGGTTTGGCGGTTTCTTCCAGAGCATGGTCCGTAAGGGCGGAGAGATAATTGAGTGGGTTAAGCAACTACCTGGCAAGATCATAGGTGGTATAGCGTCGCTGGCGTCGAGCCTTCCTCAGAAAGCCTCGGAGGCGTGGAACGGATTCTTGCGTAAGGCTCAGGAGCTAGGTGGTCAGGTTGCTGAATTCGCTCGCTCACTGCCAGGCAAGATCACTGGAGCTCTTGGTGATCTAGGCAGCCTACTGGTCCGGTCTGGTGGTGCTCTTGTGGACGGCTTCTTGCGGGGTATCCAAGGAGCGTGGAATAGTCTGGTTGGCTGGGTTAAGCAGGGTATGGACTGGCTGCGTGGTCTGTGGCCTTTCTCTCCGGCTAAGTGGGGGCCTTTCTCAGGCAAGGGCTACGTGACTCATTCTGGTAAGGCCATCATTAGGGACTTCGCTGATAGCCTCAAGAATGAACAACCTTACCTGCTTGATTCTGCTAAGAGTGTCATGGGTGACTTCCGTGACAACTTCAGCACTAACCTGAACGGTGTTCAACCTGCTTATGCCGGAGCTAATGCTGGAGGTAATACCAGTAGGGTCAATGTCAATGCATACAGCAGTGACCCCTATGCCACTGCCGAAGAGGTCGCAAGGCAGCTTAGGAGACTAATGTGAAAGAAGTCACGTGGAATGGCCACGTGATCAACGGTGGGGACTGGGTTGTGAGTGAGTGCAAACTCTTCGGCTCAGCCCCTGCCGTTGCGCAGAGTGGCCAGCGTGTGGGCTATGACGGTATATGGCGTACTAAGGCCTTTCATGGAGCTAAGTCTGGTGCTATTAAAGGGTATTACGTAGGGCAGTCTCTGGAGGATGCTGAGGAGGCCATGGAGACTCTCCTGAGTATCGCGGATATTAATACCTCGCCACTGACTGTTAATACGCCTCGTGGACCGAAGACTATGTATGTGGCCCGGGATAGCGCTCTGGATATAACGTTCCTGGCTAATGGGTCAGCGTTTGAATGGGGAGCTACTCTGATAGCTCCTGACCCTGTGTGGTGGCGTGGAGGTCAGACTCCGGATGGCCAGATCGATGATCAGTATACAGCTAAGCATAGGCTGTATCTACCCAACCTTACGGGAGGTATTAAGTTCCCGATCAAGTACCCTATCTCTTTCTTGGAGTCGGGTAACTACGGGTCCGTCACGGTAAGCTCTGGCTACCATAACAGGGTTAGTCTTAAGCTTTACGGGTATGTGCAGATACCGTCTGTTATCTTTTCTGGTCCAGGTGGGGCTGGACGCTTGAGGTGGGACTTCACCCTACAGCAAGACGAGTGGCTAGATATTGATTTGACTAACCGCACGTCACTTAGGCAGGGGCAATCTTCTGCTGCCCCTACTATCAGGGAATGGCCTGAGTTAGGTAGAGGCGAATTGACTATTGGTTTCAGGTCTGATGTGTATTCCCCCACAGCTTATCTTGATGTAATTGTGAGACAGGTGACTATATAATGGCTCTCGATAATGTGCTACCTATTGGTGGTAACGTTTCAGTGAATGCCGCTGAATTCAGGCGGCTCGATGTGGGCTCTACTATGGTCCACGATACCCACCCTCTGGCGTGTCGGCCAGGAGTGACGTCAGGTATGACTCCTAGCTTGAATGGTAGCCAGATCAGGGTCAGTTCTGGTACGGCTATTGTTACGCCTGTGGCATCGAATAACGGCAGCTACCGTGTGGCTAATGTCGACGACGTTAGCTTGCCTCTGTACGCTAAGGACACGTCATACCCGCGCACTGATATTCTGGTGCTGAAAGTGTATGACGGTACTGTGGATGGCTCTAACAAGTACCAGGCCTCATTCGAAATGATTAAGGGTACGGCGTCGGCTAGCTTCCCTACGCCGGCTACGCCGTCTGGTGCTCTGCTTATAGCCCGTGTTATCGTATCGACTACGGGTAGCCCCACGATTTATGATTCTAGGCAGTACACGTGCGCTGTGGGCGGCACTATCCCGTGTTATTCTAATAGCAGGCCCACAACGTGGTTCCTTCAGAAGGGCCAGCGCATCTATGAGCTGGACACCAACAAGGTTATGCTGTGGACTGGGTCAGCATGGCGTGAGGATACGGTAATTCCTCAGGTTCAGCTGCCCCGTATCCCTGCTATTGCGTCGGGTACGGTGACGGCTAGCTCTGCGGGGCCTGCGGTGTTTACTATCCAGTTCCCCCCAGGGCGTTTCTCGAGCGCTCCTCGTGTTGTGGCCTCGGTTAGGTCTGCTTCGGGTGACTTCACGTGGGACACCCCTAAGCCATATAATGTCACTGCGACACAGTTTCAGATGTTCGTTAAGAATGGTCGGGGTTGCGACTTCGACTGGATAGCAGTAGAGAACGGCTAATGATCAAATGGCAGTCGTTTGCAGCTCTAGACGGTAGGCCTCTGACTGAGCTACCCGGCCTAGCTGTCAAATCAAGCCTGTCATCCATCATTGGGCGGGGAGACTCTGTGACTGTGAGTCTCCCCGTCTGTGATAGGTGGCCTGCTAACTGGCGTGATGGCACCCAGCCCATGCGTGCTGTCCTTGCAGCCATCGAGGATAACCTCGTTCTGTGGGCTGGCTGGGTAGAGAAACGCTCATACGGGTCAGACGAGGCTATGGAGCTCACACTCCAGCCTGCTGAGGAGTGGCTGAAAAGGAATTATATCCCTGAACTGGTTTTCAGGGATCAGCGCTACACCACTATTGCGCGGGGTATAGGTCTTGACAGGCTTGTGGCCCAGTTTAACGGACGTCTGGACGAGGATCCTACCCTTGATTGGGGTGACAGGACGTACCGTGCTGACCAGGATATGACGTGCTTGGCGGGTCTTCAGAATTTGATGAAGACTAAGCATGGTGCAGAGTTCGCTACTAGCTGGGAACTGCACGAGAACGGTCACCTCGGTATTGTGGTCCACACAGCATACAGGCTTGGTGGTGTGGGTAAGGAAACTGCCGGGGCTGCTGTGCTATCTCAAGGTAGCTGGCAGCAGGTTGAGGACTGCTCTGACGGTAAAGGAGCCACTATCTGGCGTGTGGTCTCGAATAGATCAGGTGACGAGCGCAAGGAATTCGCCACGTCTAACGGACAGGTACTGCAATATGGGTGGCTTGAGCTTGAGAGACGGTGGACTCCTGACACGGGGTCAGTGAATGATGCTGTTTTGCAGCAGTATATGTATGCAGCTAAGGAGAGTCAGTCTTACGGGCTGACGTCTATCAGCGTGGAGACTACGTTGGACCACTTCATGCCAGGTCGTGACTTCGTTCTAGGTGACTATGTTGATGTTGATATGACTAATCTTAGTAACCCTGAGCTGCAATTCAAAGGTAAAGCTAGGGTTATCGGGTGGGTATGTGACCCTGACCCTGTATCTGGTGAGATCACTAAGATTAAACCGATGCTTTCATTGGAGGATTGATGAGTTTCGACCCTACTACGGTCGATAGGCCGTCTAATGACCAGGGTATTCGTGAGGTTGTTAACCGCCTAGAGGGTCTCGAGAGTCGCATTAATGAGCTCACGGCCACTATTGGTGGGGAAGGGGCGGTGTATAACCGCTCTCTGTTCCACGTGAAAGGTCATGCGAAGTTCGACGGGACCCTAGAGATCGCCGAAGGACTGATTGGTGACAGGGCACTTAAGTCTCAGATCGCTGTTGATTCTGGTAATTCCCGTAATCTTGACTGGTCTCCGGTGACTAGCTGGACCACAGGGGTGTCTACGTTCGTTGTGGCCCCTTCATGGGCGACTAAAGCACTGGTCATAGCGGGCGGTTCCATCATGCCTAACTATGACGCTAACGCTGGCACCCCTGCGTGCTGGGGTAGGGTCGAGTGCAGGGGGCAATACAGCCCTGACTTCCTGTCGTTCCTAGGCTCATCGGCTATCCCGTCGAATATTTCGTGGCCATTCTTCACTGTGCCTGATCCACGTGAAGGGGGGATTGAGGTTAATTGCCAGGCTAAGCTTTACAGCGGTAGTTCTAATAGAGGCGGACGCTGTTTCGTGTCCGCTGTTGTACTGTGGTTGAGGTGATATGTTGAGCCCTGAGACTATGGGTAGCCTTATTGGGGCTATCCTGGCGGGTATTTTAGCGGTTGGTTACAGCGGTGTAAAAGTATATAAGGCCATGTCTGGGTCGCTTAAGAAGATAAAGGACCTCACTGCTGACCTGAAAAATGATACCGAAGCGCTGGTTTTTGACAAAACTGATGCTGAAGGTAACACTGTTCAGGATAAGTTGAATATTCTACTTAAGCAAGCTGATAAGACTAACACGGATTTAGAAATTCTGTCGTCGACTACGGCGGAAATTAAGGGGGTACTAAACCGGCACGATAAGGAGATCGGCCGGTTTAATGACAATATCACCCAGATTAATGATCGTGTGTCCAATACCGAGCGCATGTTGACTTCTAGGTTAGAAGAACATGGCCAGCGTCTGCTGGCTGTGGAGACAAGGAAGGAGGGTTAATGGGATACGTATCTGTGGGCCCTAAATACAATGGACAGGAAGCCTACGCTGCTGAGATACCGGCTAAGTGGTACCGACTATTCAAGCGCGTCATGGCCAGGGATAACCCCGATATCAGCGTTATCCTAGTGCAGGCCTTAGGAGGGGCTAAGGCTAGTGCCGGGACTCACTCTGACGGCTGGGCGTTTGACTTCCAGGACTGGCACCTGAGTAGTTCCCAGATAGAGCGGCTAGTAGCTTGTGCCAGACGCTATGGAGGTGTGGCCTGGGCTAGGTACCGTAGCCAGGGTTTCGAGCCCCATATACACGTAGCCTGTGACTCTGGCGGGTCAAGTGACACAGCTTGCCAGTACCAGGTTGTTGCAGCCCACGCGGGCTACAACGGCCTAGGCTACCGCGGCCGTAAGGCCTCTGATAATCACCCAGCCCCTGCCAGGTGGGTGACTTGTGCTCAGGGTATTGGCCTGATGGAGGCTACATTGGCAGGATTTCAATCAAGTACGGAAGGACCAGAGTTGAACAAAGCTGATTTGATTCAGGCTGTACGCGAGGGCGTTGGGGGCCTGAACTGGGGAGACGAGAAGTTCGGGGCTTACCTCGGCCGCATGCAGGCTGCTTGCCAGACTGCTGCGTACTACGCGCATCAGGCTGCCACCCAGACTGCGTCTGTCACCCGGCCGGGTGACCCGTCGGCTGACTCTAATGGGCAGGTTGTGATCCGCCAGGAGATCGCTGACGCTAAGACCCGCATCACCGCGGTGCAGGCTCAGATGGAGGAACTGCGTAACTCTATCGCAGTTCTGGCTGATCTGGTGAGGGGCCTGGCTCCTAGGGATCCTGGTGTCAACGCCTGATAGCGCGATAGCCTGAAAGGAGGTGTGGTCCCCTGGTAGATAGTATCAGGGGACTCTCCCCCAATGAAAGACTACTTGAAAAAGAAACCACTATATGATTACAGGTCATACGGTGGGTGGGGTATACAGCGTCCTGAGCACGGTACTCTAGGTCGCTTCGACCCGGCCATGACTAAGCTACTGCCTGACGGCCGCACCTTCGAACTCAAGATGCAGTTCGACAGGCCGGCCTACCTCATGTACATCGAGGCAGGAGCCACACACGAGAAAGCTCTCAATAACGCGCTGAGGTGTGGTTCATGGGCAAGCCTATACAACGTCAAGGGTGAGGGCTACTGGTCCATGTGGGTCAAGAACCCTCCGTCGTGGACGACTGAAATGGTAGCCATGCTGTGGCCCGAGGAAGACTCCAGGTGGCCTGAGGGCGAGATCAACTTCATGGAGACCCAGTCTGACAAGACCAAGACTCAGCTGAATCTCCACTGGCCCTCACCTAAGGACCGCTCTCCACAGCACTGGCCTCAGGTCATCGACCTCGATACACGCCAGTGGCACAAGTACGGGGTACGTATCTACCCCGACTGTATACGATGGTTCGTGGACGGCAAGATGGTGAGACACCTAGACACAGAGTTCTCACCTTACAACACCAAGCTGCACTTCGCTGTGCAGTGTGGCGTGAATCAGAACTTCGGGGTGATGTGGCACAAGGACATCGCCTGGGAAGAGAACATGTACATCATCCCTGAGAGAGCCCCGGGGATACTGTAGTTAGGAGACACATGGATATTACTACGCTCGCCACTGTGCCGGCTATGCTCGCTATCGTCGAGCTGCTGAAGCGCCTCGGACTGCCAGCTAAGGCCGCTATGCCGGTGACTGTGGTCCTGTCCGTTGCTCTGGGCCTGGCCCAGACTTTCCTTGGAGGTGATCCTGTCTACCAGGCTGCCGCTAAGTACCTGCTGATGGGACTGGGTGCGTGTGGCCTCTACGATGCAGCTAAGATTGCATCCCCTACCGTGGAGCAGAAGAACACGTTGGACACCACTGTCCCTCGGCGTGCTGAGGCTCCTGAAGTGACTGCCTGATCTAAGGCATAAATTAACCCCCTGCCTAAACAGGCAGGGGGTTAATTGTTTTCTAAGGTCATAGGCTACCACCGTTCATTGAGGAAGTACCCGATAACCAGGCCTAGTGCTAGGGCCAGCAGCACCATAGCAACACACATGTCCATGTCAGCTTCCTAGATGTTTCT